ATTGAAAAAGGCTGAACCAGTGGCGTTTTCATTAATAGAGATATAACTAGGGCCACCCGCTGCACCAAAAATAATTTGCCGTGCAGTGCTTCCGGATAATTTAATCCAAGCGCTCCAAGTCCATATCTGCCTATTTCCAGCACTGGCAAAGGTTTTTTCCAGATACGCCGAGTCATTGTCATTAAACCGGATGGCCTGCTCGATGGTATGCCCGCCAGCCGCAGACGTTTTAGATGTGCCTTGGATAATCGACATCAGGCAAACACCGCGCTGGTGACGACATATGCGTTCGTTCCGTCGTCGTAGTAACTGAGCCAATAGGTGCCAGCGGTGCTGATCGTGCTAGCCAAGTTAGCGTCACCCTTCGTCGTCGCCGCCAAGCTGATCGCGTGACCGCCGGAGTTGTCCAGGAGGATATTGCCCGACTGACCAGCGGTGTGGTTGGTAAAAGTCAGAGTGCCGGTGCCCGTCGGAGTACACTTCCAGTTATTCGTTCCGGTGTCGCCGATATCAAACGACAAATCATTATCGACAGAGATAGTTCCACGCTGGCTCACCGTGAACGTCTGTGCTGCATCGGTGACGGCGTTGTCTGCATCGAACGCCTGCACGTCCGTGCCGATAGCCACGCCCAGGTTTGTCCTAGCGGTTGCCGAATCGCTGGCGCCCGTGCCACCGTCAGCGACCGCAAGGTCCGTAATGCCGGTGATCGATCCGCCGTCGATGTTGATGCTCGACAGCGCGGTGGTGCCGGCAACCACGTCGGCTGTATGAGCCATCAACTCGCGGATCGCGTTATTGATGCCGCTCGGCGCGCAGCCCTCATCAATGTTGACTGAGTCAACGTCGGTATTGCTGGCAGCGGTGGCCGAGTAATCGTTCCATGAAACTTTTGGCATATTTTCCTCACAAAAAACCCCGCCGGCGGCGGGGTGGTTTTAAGGTTATCGGTTTTGCAGGGGTGGCTGCGATATCGCCGCGCTTCGGGCAGTCAGACTTCTGACCAATCGTCTGATTGCTGCCTCTTGCGGCGCAAGTTTATTTGCTGAACGCTCAAGCTCTTGGATGAACTTGATCGCGTCTTTTCCACGCGGCCCGGTCAGTGCCTTTGCAATTTCCGTGTAAATAGCCTGTATCTGCCGGTCCTGATCTGCGGCGCTGCGGCCAGTTAAGGATCGAAGAACGGAACGCGCGCTTTGCACTGGGCTGCCTTCCAACAACTGCCCTACCGGGCCAGCCTTGGTGATTGACTGCACAGTTTCATCAAGCGCTTGGCGCGGAAACGTTTTTGAATTTTGCGCGACGCTCGCCCGCACACCCAGAGACTGTGCTGCGACTTCTAGTTCATCAACAAGCTGCGCAGCCTTTTGCGGGTTACCGATTGCCACTTCCAACTTTTCGCGGATCGCGCGGCTCGACAAACGCTTAACGACATCTGCCGCCTCTCGCGCGTCCAAGTTATTGTCGGAAACCGCGGCTTTGACATTCGCGACCTGCTCATCAATATATGAGCGCATCGAAAGCAACAACTCGCGACGCGCAGACGGCGTCATCCGAGAAACTTCCTGCGCAACCTCTTCGCGCGTTGTGTTGGGCCGGAAAATACGTTGCCCCAGCCTAATTGCCTCGTCGCGCTCAATCTTGTCTGCGGAGACTTCCAACGCTCGACCGTAACTCGGTACGGCGTCGCGGATCGCGTCCCGCAGGTCTTTTGCCAAGTTGCCGACGCGACTACCTAACCCGGTTAGCCTTCCGAAATTATCCTTCGCGTCGGCAGAGATTTCACCCAACGCGCGCTTAATGTAATCAAGTTGGATGACATTTGGCAGTTCGTTGAACTTCACCACGCCATCGTCACCTACTTCTGCGATGATCTGTCGGGTTTGTTTTATGAGCGGATCCGGCGACATTCGGATCATGTCATTCGCGTCTTGTATCGCCTTGTCCATAATTCGTTTCGGCACGCGACTGAATACATCTTCTATGGCCCGCCCAGCCTGCGACGAATAATCAATTGACGTGGTGTACGCCTCGCGATAGGCGTCATCTCGCGCTCCGCGAGTGCTTTGGGATACCGCTCGCGCTTGTGTCCGCACGCCGACTGGCTCGCCCAAAACATCGTCCATGACATTCATCAAGCGGCCTCTGGCACCAGCGGCGCGGCTTTCGACCGCCTCGCGCGCAACACGTCCTCCCGGCCCCAGACGCTGCATTGATACGTCCAGCAACGCCTGCGCGCCCGGTCCAGCGTCGGCGACCATAGCGTCCGGGCCGCCGCGGGCGATGTTTTGCGTACCAGCTTGCAGGCTGTCATCGGCGGCCATTACGTTGCGCATTGTTTCGTAAGCGGGGCGAGACATACCCGCCTCTCGGGCTGCCTTACTTGTGCCAAATAGGCTCCGGTATGCGCGAGATATAAGGTCTGCGAGAGGAACACCTGCCGCGCCGATTGTCCCGCCTACAACCCCGCCAATGCCGCCTGACGGCAATCTATCTTCACCCTCACCGCTCAAAAAGCCGTACACGCCACCCTGCGTGCCGCCGGTAAGCGTATTGCTCAATAGCTTGCCGCCTGCGCGTATGGGAGGCGCCACAGCCGACGTCAGCGCGCCGCCCGCGATTTCATTGCCATAAGCCATGACCGGATTGACGCGCCGGTACTCGTCTATTTTTGCCCGTTCCCTTGCAAGATAGGCGTCGTAGAGTTCCCCATAAGAACGACCGGGGTCTTTCCCCAGAAGGCGGTTTAATCCCGCCGCACCGCCCGCGACAAGTTCGTCGCCGCCGCCAAAAGTCATGCCCTGCAAAGACGCGCGGTTGGCACTTTCCAGACCGCCGACTTGTGGGCGTGAAAGCCCACCATAGAGTCTGCGGAATCGCGCCTCTTCGCTTTCACCAGGTCGCGGCTTTTGCGCCTCTTTACGCAGGTACGCGCCGAAGGCGTTGTCTTTTCCTCGCGCAATCGACAGATCGATGGGCGACAGCGCCGCAGCCATTTCCGCATAATTCGTCGGCGGGAACTGTTCCGCCATAATTTTTGCGATGGCGTCGTCCGGCATATTTGCCGGGAACTCTATCTCCGTAATGCCGTCCGGCGCTAAAACGATTTTAGGATCAGCCATCAGTTGTCTACTTCTTCAAGCTGTTGTGTTGTGTTGTTCCACCGCTTTCGTTTTTTTCCAGACGAGGTGGCTGTCGTACCGAGAAGAGGTCCAAGATTTAGTTTGCGAATTTGTTCTGGGGATACTTCTTTCTTGATATCGTCGATCACTCGCTGATACCGCGAACGGATCCGTCTTACGTTTGCCTGGAAAATATCAGGGGCTGTCGTGTTAGGATCGAGGTTTCCCATATCACTAATCAACAATTCCAGTTCAGCCGTGTTCAAAGCGCCAAACCCAGAGGCGCCGGTTGCTGAGCTATCTTTGAGGCGTTTGAGGGCGCCCAATGCGATTGGGCTTTTCAGTTGCGCGACCAAGGTTCTAATTCGGCCAGCCGGTAAGCTGGGGAATGCCCCCAAAGGTACCGAAACGAGGCCAGTGACGGGCATGTCGGTACCCTCGAATATATTCAAAATTTGGTCAGCGGTATCCAAAACAAATCGTGCGGTTTGCGCTTGCGTTACCAGGCCCGTTGTTGCTGCTCGCCTAGCGGCTTCTTCCGCCGCGGCCGCTGGACCTCCAGGAATAACTTCGAGCCTCATCGGCCGCCCTTGGGCGTCCCTAACCATTCTGTAGCCGGGAGGGATCGTCCCATAGGTTTTTGGCGCAGCGGACGAGCCCTTGAACTGCACATAATCTTCGAATGTGCCGCCGTAACCGTTCGCGCGCGCGTACTCGTACTCTTGTACCATCGATGGCTTTTTGCCCGGCGTGTACATTTTCGACAGAACATCGCCGGCCATTGACATAGCGCTTTTGGGGTCAACTGCCCCAATCGCGCCAACAACGTCGCGCATTCCCGCTGGCAGTCCTCGAAGTATAGGTGGCGTCGTCGTCATCTGCCGCGCAACAGGTAGCGCCGCAGCCCGCGCAGCGGATGCGCGGGCATCGATGTCCATGTCCATCTCATCTATGTCCATCGGACCCGATTGCACCTGATTAAAACGCGCGTCGGCGATGGCTTGTGCCGCCGGCTCGTTTATTGGCGTCGGGCGGAATAATTGACGCAGTTTCTCTTGATCCTGCATCTGCTTCCGCATCGCACCACGCCGCAGGGCCGAGTTCATCTGGTTCTGATAGACATTCATCACCGCATTCAAATCCATCGGCGGCGGCGTGGGAGACAGGCGCGGTGCGCTGCGATTGCCAATCTGGTTGCCCAGCGCGAACAGGCCCATAAGCGCTGCTTCGCGCTCGGCGTTAGGGCTGAGTAGACCTGCGTTGATGAAGTCGTCGTACATTGATGCCATGTCAGAAGCCTAACGCTTTGGAACCAAAGAAAGCGGCTTGCCCAAGATTGGCGAGATTGCCGATTGCGGTGCCGGTCGGATTTTCGAAAACGGGACGCGAGGTTGTCCCGGTTCCGGGCAGCGTGCCGCCTTTCACGTTTGCCAAGAACGCAGACAGACGCGCCTGCGGTTCGTTCTGCGTGAAGTTGAAGCGCGCCATTTCGTCGGCTAACTGCTCTGCGGTCTTTTGCTCTCTGGCGAGGCCGAAGGCTGCGAGCTTGCTGATGTCGTCGTAATCCTGCGCGGCCATCTGCGGCGCGATCTGCGCGGCGTCGAAACGGTTTTGGAAATCGCGCTGGGCGAGGTTCCCGACAGCGCGTTGAGCGGCCAACTGGTTCTGACGTTCAGTAGCGTAATTTTGCGCGTAGACCGGCGCCAGAGCAGAAGTCATCGCGGCCATGTTGGCGCCGCTGCCCAGCCGCCCTGCCCTGCTAAACTGGCCTTGTATCTGGTCAATCGCGGGCTGCAACGCGGCGCCCAAGAACGGGTTGCTGTTGCTAAGAAAGTCACCGCGGGCTGTAGACATAAGCATGTCAGCGGCGGGGTTTTGGAAGCCACCACCCATTGCAGCGCCGACGAAGTTTTGTGCGCCCGACAGCAACGGGCTGCCACCCATTGCGCGGGCCTCGCCACGATTTAGTGCTTCCTGCGTGGCCGGTGCAAAGTCTACGAAGGTCTGCCCTGGGAAATACTCCAGCGGCGTGTCGTAAATCTTACGCGCCTCGTCTACGCCAAATTGCAGCGAAGGTGCGAGATACCCCGGCGGATCATTCGTGACCGTCGCCACCTGCGTCTGCTTGCTGCTTCCGCCAAATAAGTCACCCAAGAAACTCATGTTAGATATCCTTCGTTAGCACCACGCTGGCCTCGGTAAAGCCGTCCAGCTTCCGTTGCCATCCGCGTCTGCCGATGATTGAAATGCGTCGAATGCCGCGCGCCTTCGCAGCGTGTTCAACGTCTCGCACTATTTTGATCACTTCGTCCAAGTCACCACCGGCCAACCAAAAATGAAGCTGGCGGCCGGTCGGTAGGTCTAAGTCCTGCGTCACGACCGCGCTTGCGTCGCCGACGTAAAGATCCGCGTCGCGCGCCATTACCATGCGCATAACGTCATCGAGCGTATGCGTGTCACCGCAGTGCCGCAGCGCCTCTCGTATGTGCGGAGCAGCCACCTGCCAATCCGCGTTGAAATTACCCGATGACCACATAGTCAAAGCTGCGCGTTGTCGTGTCGCTTGAGTGGGTGATCGTGAACGTGAACTTCGCGCGGGTTGAAACGTACATGCCCCCGGCCGCAAGTTCAGTCGCTCCGTCCGACGATGTCGGCATAAATAGGATCACAGTGGCGGGGCCAACTCGGTAGTCCGTGACCGCCGTCGATGTCGCCGAGTTGGTTAGCGTGACTGAGCCAGTGGCGTTCAGCTTGCCGCCAAGCACGCCGTTGACAACGTCCGCCGCCTCGCGCTTGGTGTGATCGGGCGCCAGCCCGCGGAAGTTAACCGTCGCCATTAGCGCAGGCCAACCTGCTTGGCGTCAACGTCGATACCCTGCGCAAATTGCCACTCGCCCGTGATCGACATGCGCACCCGATGGAACGCGCCCAGCGAACGAACTGGGCAGTAACCGTCCGCGTTAATGCTGCTCGCGGACGTAAATGTCGGCACGTCGATCTGTCGCTGACGCGCGCCCACCGCAATCGACACCGTTGGCGACTGACCGCTTTTGCTTGTCATGTACGGGATCACGTTATTGACCAGCGCGCGGCGGCCTGGCGCGACAGAGAACTCTCCCGTCTCAATCGTCGCGTCGAGGCAGGCGCCGGTGAAGCTGTGTACCTTTTTGTCTTTTGCGCCGGCGAAGAAAAACGACCCGCCCTTGTACAGCGCGCTGTCCAAACTTGCCGGCAGCGCGTCCAAGCTGGACGAGATGTTGTCCAACTGCTCCAGCGTGTAGCCCGCAGTGAATAGTTGAGCCAGCGCCGTGCAGTCCGCCTCGATGTAAGACCAGCGGTTGAGGTTGTAGTTGTAGACGAGGATCTCGTTGTTTTCGCCGCTCGCCGACGACGTGTTTGGGTAAGCCCAAATCACATTCTGATTTACCGGATCGACCGCCGACACCATGTTGTCGCTGTCCGCGACCTTGAAACGATCCAAGAACCAGCGATTGATTTTTTCGGCGCCGATCGGCACAAGGTCCGTGCCGCGAAGCATCCAGAAGCCGTCGTCGCTCAGAAAGAACACCATCGCTGAGCCAACCGACGCCACGCTGCCCGGTATGTTGCAGCCGCGCTGATTGGTCAGGCGGTCAACCTGATAGATCAACGGCGCGCCGACAAAAGAGAGGCGCACGATAGCGCGGTCAAACAACGCGATGGCGTACTCGCCTCCGATCAGGCCCGTGCAGTCACCAGCGTCGGCGACGTCCTGATAATCGGAAAGGTCTGTTCCAGGCGTCCATGACGTTTGGTCGTTGATGCCACTCCACCAAAGGCGGTACGGCTTCTCGCCATCAGTCGTGTCATTCGTGTACCCGAGCATGACCTGGTCACGCACGACGGCGATAAACTTTGCCTTCGGCGGCGTTCCCGAAAGGTCAGCGAACGCAGACCCGCTCGCTACGGTTCCGGTCTGGATATTGTCGTCGTAGTTCGTGGCGAGCAGGGTTTCGCCGAACTGAACAAAACGCCAACGGTCATCGTCCGTCGTATTGTAACCGCCAACCTTGCTGAGATCAGTCAACGAACTGTCAACGGCATTCATCTTATAGAGTTTGCCGCTGTCTCCTGCGTACAACGCAGCGTTGCCCGCATCGTCCTTGCCCGCGTACATCCCGAGGATTTTGTTCGTCGCGGCGCCGCTGAGCGCGGCAAGTTCTTGGAAGCAGCGGTAGCCCGACGCGGCGGGTATCACGTTTTTCGCTTCGGTCGCCCCGCCGTTTCCCAGAGCGGGCTGGTCAGGCAAAAATTCACCGAACTGGATCATGCTGCGTCAGCCCACGTTTCGTTGCCGTTTGGAATAAGTGTCCAGGTTTCACCGCCGTTCGCGATGACGTTCCACAGGTACCCATACGTTGCCGTCGTCGTGACCGCGGTCGGTAGCGCCCCCGACGTCTTGAATGTCGCCTTGGGCAGCGACGTTACGGTGATCGCGCCCGTGATACTCGCGGAGTTGTAGTAGAGCGAATTGCTGTCGGACGCCGCCGTGATGGCCGCAGACACCGACGCGCTGACGGTCGGCACGCGCGTTGCTACCGCGGTATTTGTGACCGCGATGCTGACGCTTGCCGTCATCGACGCGCTGAATTTTGCAACCGCTGCCACGCTTGCGGCGCCAGTGATGGCGGCCGCGCCGGACAGTGTCGCTTTTGCTGCGGCAGCGGTTGAGATTGACGCGCTAATTGCCGCCGACGTCTCGAAAAGATTTAGACTGTCTAGCTGCTCAAGCGTCCCGTAAGAGTCGAGCGCGTCAAGATTGCCCCAGTTATCTAACTGCTCAAGTGTGGGGCCAAGGATCTCAGCCATTAAGCGGCGGTGATATCCAGGTCGCCAGCCGTGATGCGCAGAATGTCACCCGTGCTGATCGTTTTGGTGCTAGTGAACGCGCCGTGCAAGAGCATGTTGCCAGCGCTGGACGCATCCCAGATACCAAAATGGGAAATACTGCCCCACGACCCAGTAGCTGCCGGGAACTCAATGTTGCCGCTGTTCGACGTCGTGCCGCTGGATGCGGCGCTGAACGCAACCGACTGGCGCGCGTAGTTGTTGCCGCTGATTTCCGTGCCGCTCGCGTCGTCGTTCATCGACGCGGTCGAAAGGCCGATGTAAACGGTGGTCGGCATGGTGTACGCCCCCGTGCCGAGGATGTGGTCAAGTATCTCGTTTTCGAGATAGTCGCTCATTGCGCTCATCTAATTTCTCCATAAGCAGATTGAACCACCAGCGGCGCGCCGGCGTAGCGAACGCGCTCTTCGTCGGCCTTAATCTCAGCCATCGCGCGGGTGAACAGTTGGTCGTGCTGCGCCTGCCTTTGCTCGTCCAGTAGGTAGCCATAAGCGGCGGCGAGAGAGCCGTGCAGGTAAGCGTCAGGGTGACGCTGCAAAATTGTGTTACTGGTGTTCGTGTCGTCGAGTGCGACAATCGAGGCGATATAGTCGATCTCAACTGTGTAAGCCGCGTCCGGCGTCGGGCGGAGATAAATCTCGTTGCCGGCCGTCGCGTAGTAAATCGGCTTGCCCGTTCCTGTCGATGCGTACTCGCTGTCGGCGGCGCCGGGCGTGTAAAATTTCAAAACCGTGATCGGCGACGTGTTGAGCCGGACGTGACGCACGCGCCGCGCGTCTGCGGGCAGCGTGATGTATGCGTCGTCAGCCGTCGTAGTTGTGGTGACACGCTTTTCTTGGCTGCGCGTCTCCAACTCGCGGTTCATACGAGCTTCAGCGAGCGCGATAAATTCTGGCGAGCGGCTAGTCAAATCGCTTCTGGCAAGCCAGTTGTCTATTGCCGTTTTCAACTCGCTGAACGAGGTGATAGCCATCAGACTGAACCGCCGGTTGTCCTGAAGAAGCGGTTCTCAGGATCATTAAGCCAACGCTTCCACGCCGCCATGTTGTGCTTGGGGTCGCCCAACTTTTTGACCAGGTCGTAGTACAAGGTGGCGGGGATTTCGGCGACCTTTTGCTGATGACGCTGCGTGTTGCCCATCAGGTTGCCGTACTTCCAATCGTTCGCCTGGCGCTTGTTATGCTCCAGAATGTGATCGACCTTCTGCTCGGTGACGACGGTCTTGTCGTCGCCGCTGAAGTGCATGTATGTGCGCTTGCCGGCTGCTTTGTCTTCAGTGAGAGGTAGCTTCATGATTTCCTCATAAAAAAAGGGCCGGCACCCGAAGGTGCCGACCCGATCTAGTCGGTTGTTCTCGCGTCTTACGACGTGGAGAGGTCAACCACGGCCGCGTGGGCCTTCGGCGCTTTGACGATCAGCGTCCACTCCGAAACAATTCCGAAGCGGGTGGCGTCGCCCACAGGGGCAACATCACTTACCGAGAACATGCGGCCAGGGAGGTGGCCGATGCTGTAGTAGTCGCTGTCGAGCAGCAGCACTTCCGTGTTAGCTGCCTGACGGTCAATGACGACGTTGAGGGTGCCGAACTTTCAGTTCTTTACGAGGCTCTTTATCCTCGCTCCCAGCTTTCACTGGGTGGCGGACTATATCATCACCTTTGCAGGTGCCGCGCGCTCGTGGGCCTTCATCGTCCGGTCTGGACTGTTTGACCTAGTCTCTGGAGCTTCCAAGCATTCCTGCTTGGCTTGCCTGCTGATTACCCTGCCTTGCGGTTTAGGCTTCCAGCAATTCACGCGGTTTTACACGGACCTCGGCTTAGTGAATTTGATCCGTAAGGTACATCGACACCGACCCGATGATGATGGCATCGGTCGGCGCATTCGCCGTCATGTGCAACTGGTTGGTCACCGCGCTGCCGGATGACAGATCGGAGAACGCAACCTTGTTGGCGGGCGACACGACAAGCATGTCGGGCTGTCCGCCGTCGTCGTAGGCAGCCTTCATCGCCGTGTCGATCTTGGCGAGCGACAGAGCGGCGTTGGTGCCAGCCATATCGGAGACGTCAGTGCCGTCACCGGTCGGCGTGGTTGTCGCACCCTCGACCACCGTGTTGGTGATCCACGAAAGAAACTTGCCCGCCTTCCGGGGATCGGAAGCAGAACGCGCTTCGTTCTTGAAGAGTGCCTTTTCGATGTCGCGGCGCTGTTCGATGCCTTTCAGCACTTTCACATACGCCGTTTCACGATCTCGCTTAATCTTTGATCAGAGGCGCTAATCTCTGATCCTGCATATGCAGCCCATGCTCTCACATGGGAGGGGACCATATCTTCACCCCTTTCGGGGGCTGGGCGCTTCGGGGTCGCTTGACCCCTACTTCCTTTCGGAATGGCCTCTGAACCTTCCTCTTTCGAGGCTTGGCTGCTGATTGCCCTCGTCTTTCACGTTAGGGGGTTCCAGCAATTCACCCAGTTACAACCACCCATTACTGGATGGCGGGGCCGAAATAACCCGCTTTATCGACAACGTCGAGCGTGTTTGACACCGACGCAGCCTGAACGCTGATCTGATGGTAGTTCCCCAGCCGCGTGGTTGCGGTCGGGTTGACGTAGGAAAAGTCCGCGCCTTCATTGACGTAGTTCGTGTCCGAAGCTGCGGTCAGTTCCTGCACCTGGAATTCGTGAAAAATTCCTTTGGTCGTCTCCTTCTTCGCATTCGAGAAGATCGGAGTTTCGTCGGGGTCGCATCCCCGTCCACCCTTTCGGATGGGATTGGACTATCTCATCGCCGTTACCGGCGCTGGGCGCTCTAGCCTGTTATTAAGAGGACTGAACCTCTCAGGTAGTCTCTGAACCTTCCGGCGGTGTACCGCCGGCTTGGCTGCGGATTGCCGTATCTTTCGACGTAGGGTTCCCGCAGTTCACCCAGTTTTTACCGCACCGACCTTAGTTAATGCGGCTGATCACATTGCTGAGATCCTCGCGTTCTCCCACGGCGTTACTGGTAAGATAAGTAGCCATGCTGGCCTCCTATTTTGTGAGAAGGTAGTCCACGGCGGCGTCCATCGAGGCACGCCCCTTGGACTTACTAATGTTAGCGAGAGCAGATTGCTTTCGCCGGGCTGAGATTTGAGCCTTGCTTTTCGGCTGACCGCCCTTGGTCATCTTCGGAGCCTTTTGCGTTTTCTTCTGCGCCGCCGGCTTTTTGCTCATCAGTTCGTCGTACATCATCGCCTTCCTGATGACCGCAACCGCGCGCGCGTCTGAAACGTTCGCAAGTTCTTCTTCCGAATACCCAACCCGTTGCGCGTAGGTGACGACCTGCGTCTTTTCACGCTGCGCTACTTCCGGGTCGAGCCACTCCGGTATCAGTTCCTTCATGCGCTCCTGCTCTTCCACCAGGCGCGTCTGCGCGGCGGCTTGAAGCTGGGCCATGTGTTCCTGCTGAACTCGCTGCTGCTCGACCTGAACCTGCTCAAGCGCATCTTTGCGCTCGCGCATCAGGTCGCGCTGCCGCGTGTATTCAAGCGGGTCGGACTGATACAGTTGATCCCAGTATTCCTGGGTCGGCTCCGATTGACTGAGCGCCTGCTCTACTGTTGCAAGTTGCTCTGCGTAGCGTTGCCGCTGCGCTGACGCTTCGGCCAGTTCCGCCTCCGCAGCCTTACGCTGCTCGGCGACTTGCTGGGTCTTCCGCGTGTAATCGCTTTGCCGCATGTACGAGTTTGTTAGTTCCGAAACAGGTACATCGACCTCTTCGTCACCAACCCGAACTCTATACGTTGGCTCGGCGGGCGCCTCTTCGGTTTCGTCTTCGGCTTCGGGTTCGTCGTATTCGACTTCCTCCGCCTCGTCGTAATCCGCTTCGGCTTCAACCTCTGCCTCTTCGGCTTCGGCTTCGAGCGGCTCTTCCGATGCAGTTACTTCTTCCTGCTCTTCAACCGCTTCTGGCTCTTCGCTCACATCAGGCTGTTCCTCTACAGGGGCCGACTGTGAAAGAAGAAGATCTACCGCAGCATTCTGCGATAGCGGGGAAGTCCCTTCCGGGTTTGCTTCCGACATAATAATTTTCCTTGGGTTTGTGAGACTGCCCTAGCGGGCTTGGTCATCACGCTTCCGCGTGATCAGTGAACCGGCGTCCCTTTCACACCAGAATCTAGTTCGTGGCCGGCCATTTCGCCGGTCTGCATTACGCCCACGATCTGATCGTAAATATCTTCAAGTACGTTGACGGCGACGTAGAGTCGCTCGCGCTCCGCAGCATCGTCAGGCGGCGTATCGGCCCACGCAGTCGCGTAGCGCGAGCGCATGATGTCAAACGCCTCTTGGAATATCGGGTTGCGCAACAGGTCATCGGCCTTCGCGCCGCGCGCCAGTTCGTCGCGTAGGCGCCCCTCGTTATCCATCAGGCGCGCGGTATGTTGGTTGAGATATCGGTGCCGCTTGCGGCCTCAATGCCGCGAAGCTGGGCCTCGTAGGCCATCTCTTGCTGACGCAGTTCGAACTTTATCCGCATCTCTTCCATCTGCATTTCACGCTTCAAGTTAAGCTCGGCCATCATCTCTTCGCGTTTGAGCGCCAGTTCCGCTTGCGCCTTCTCGCGTTCAATCTTGACCTTCTCTGCCTCAATCTGCGCCATCGGGTTTTGCTGGTTCTGCGCCATCTGCATCTTCTCGGCGACCTTCTGCGCGATCTGCGGCGGCAGGTTGTCTGGATCCAAGAAGAACTCGTCGGCGCCCTTGAAGCCGCTTGCGTCAAGCATCTTCGCGAGCGTCGCCCGGTACTGCCCCAGCGTGCAAAGCGGGTTGTCGATGCCCATCTTTGTGAGGATCTCTTCCTGCTTCGCGGCGACCTGCGCGAGCATTGCCTGGCGCTGCGCCGTGTCGCCCTTGCCCAAGCCGACGTTGATCGAAATATCGAACTCGTTCTCCCACGCCTGCGGATCCATCGGCACGAACGTGTTGCGCAGGCGGATGATGCGCGGCTGCTGCTGATGCTTCTGCACCAGTTGCAGAATGCATTTCATCAGGCGCTTCACGCCGGTTTCGGCGAACACGCGCGCAATCATTTCGACCTTCGCCTGTGCGGCGCTGACCGTCGCGTTGACCGCGGCGGCGGTGCTGCTTTGCAGCGCGTCGGCGTCCAGACCCATGCTGGCCTTGGACATACCTGTCCGCATCTCGCGCACGTTGTCCATGTAGCTGAGAAGCGGGAACGCGGCGTCTGCGACGGACGGCGGCGTAATCGGCTGCACCATGCCCGGCGCCCGCATGCGCACGATCCCGCCCGGCCTGTTCGAAATCAGGTCGTCCATATTTACCTGACCCTCGACGGCGCCCACGCGCGCGTTGTTCATCAGGTAAATGTTGTCCAGTAGCTGGCGCAGGATTGCGGTCTTGCTGATCTGAAGGTCTTGCAGAAGCTCGGCGACGCCGCGGCCGATCATCCGGTGCGGCATCAGGATCGGGCTGATGACCGAGAACGGGAACATGTAGAACGGCTCGTCTTCCACGATCTCGTAGCCCGTTCCCAGGCACACGACGCGGCGGATCTGGCTGGTGCCGTCGTCGTTGTAGTCCACCTTGATGTAAACTTCGGTGACCAGTACGTCCTGTTGGCTGACGTCGTTCGTGCCGGGCTGCGCTTGGCTTTCCAGGTCATCGAAGCGGGCCTGCTTCTCGTCCAGCGTGTCCACTTCCGTGTAGCCGGCGTTGGCCTCAACCAGTTCACGGTCGTAGCCCATCTGGATCAATTCCGACGCGGTCATCTGCGTGCGGTGCGCGACGAAGCGGCAGTCGTCTAGGCTCTTGGCGCGCTGGCTGAACAGAAACTCTTCTGGCGGCACGTTCTCAATTTTGACGCGGCCGTCCATCTCCGTGCGGCGGACCCTGACGTCGTAGACAAGCGGCGGCGGGAGCATGGTGCCGTCCGGCATCATTTGCGGCTCGCCAAACTCACGCGCGTCCTGCTCAACGATTTCGATGTCGTCGTCCATGACCAGCGCGGTCAGTTCGTCATCGGTCAGACCCTCGTACTCGTCCTCGATGACGTTTTCCGTCTCGTCCCAGTAATGCTTAACGATGCCGGCCTTGAAGAGCAGCGCGTCCTTGAAGAAGTTGTGCAGGATCGAAAAGCCGTCGTTGTCGGCGTTGAGTATGAAGTTGACATAGTCCGTCGCCTGGGCGGCGGCCTGCACATCCTCCGGCCCGCGCGGCTCAAAGCGCACGAAGTCGTCGGTCGTCGCAAAGATCTTCACGATCTGCGGCATGATCATTTCGATCATGTCCGACACCTCGGTCTGCACCACTTGGCTGCGGCCCTCTACCTCGTTGCCAAGTGGCTCGCCGAGATACATCGACATCGCTTCGATGCGGTCGCTCGCAAACTCCGTGTCGTCGTAGTTTACGGCCGACTCGATCTCGCTGCGGACGAGGGATTGAAATTCAATTTTGTCCATATTATTCGCTTTTTCGCGGAACCTATGACGTGTAAAATGCGACCATGTCGAATGAACTCGCCGCATATAACGAACTTGAAACAGTCGGCACTAAAATGCTGGCCGATTGTGGTGTGTCTTTGTTTGAGGACTTACCGTCCGATAAGCAAAACGAGTTGCTGGCAATACAAGAACAGGTGTTTGCAAAACATCAGGTCACGAAGGATAACTTCATGACCCCCACCCCGTTCATTGCGCTCGATTAGCCTCTAGATATTTCATCACGCCGTCGAGCCACTCTTGGTTAGTTGGCTGCAATAAAGGCGTGAAGGAAAATGCGCGGTTATCGTAACGAGGCTCCGCTCCAGACGCTCGTCTCGCTGCAATAAACTCTGGGAATAGAACGCTGCGCGGTATCCCCATTTCAAACCCGCCCAAATAGTCGCCGGCTAAATCCGTGTCGTATGTGCCGTGCGGCATCAGCAAGCCAGACGTTGGGCGTGTCGTTCCAGCTTCATCAATCAGCGAAATTGACTGACCACCAAACACCTCGTTGCCCGCTGGTAAGTCTCTAAGTGTAGGGTCTTGGATGACAAAACGCGCTTCAGTTACGTTTGGAAAACCCTTCTTGCGCCATTCCGCCTTGTCCATGAAATCGAACAAAGCCGCGCGACGGGTGCCTGTTTTGTCCAACCACTCATCCAACTTAGGCGAAGCAATGCCGGGGAAATCGGATCGTACCTTGTCGTAATCGTAGGCTTTGGCCGCTTTGAAGCGCTTGTCGAAATCTTTGATGTCTTTTTTTGGTAGATCGGAAGGATCAAAGTCCCGCAATGCGACCTCGCGGGTCATGTTCGCGAAATCGGATCCGGTGCCACTCATTGCGACATATGTGCCATAGACGGGGCGCCCATCTGCGGCTCGCGTTTTGAGGGCAAGAGGTTTTAAGGTGTTACCTTCAGATGCCCACGCGCCGGTACCTTTGCCGCGCATATAGCCCATGCCACCGTCTAGGGTAATTGGCTGGTCAAGATCCCGACCACCTAGCCTTGTTATTTCGCCGACATTTGTGCGGTCGCCGACAAGATTGAGCAAATAACCGTCCGACGAGAGGCTTTCCGGCGAGATCGTTTGCTCCGGCACATACTTATCCGTAGGAACTACCTTGGTTTGTTGTGCGAGCAAACCAGGCAGGTCCGGGTCGATTTTGTAGTTCGAATAAGGCGCGTCATATAACAGCCGGCGCCCGCCGGCCTTTGCGCCTTTTGCAAGCGCTGGGCCGATAACCGGAACGCCTCCCAATACAGTGGCGCCAGTGAGCAGACCGCCTTCGAGATAGTTGCCCTGATTGAAGGCGTCGCGCGCGTCAGAGGCGCCCAGACCACCGCCGACAAACGGCACATAGTCCAGTAGGCCGGTGACGTTTCGCGCGCGTCGAGCGCCCTGCCTGCCACCACCTAAGAGACCCTCTAGGGCCATTTCTATCTGTTCGCGATAACCGGGTTCGCGACTGTAAATTTCGGCCATTACTTTTTCTTCTTTTTCTTCGCCGTCTTCGCGGCCGCCTTAAATGCCTTGGCGGTGGGCGCGCCCTTTGTGCCGGGCTTGCGCATGCGCTCGTTGGAGCCTGCCTTTATGCGGCGCCTCTTGGCTGCAATGTTGGCGTATAGGCCGGGACGCTTTGCCATTACCATTTCACCTTGTGCGACCAGTAACGGGCCGACAGCTTGTCTGGGTTGGGATCCTGCGCGTTGTGCCGCGCGTAGTATGATTTTTTCCGCGCCTTATCGGCCGCGGTCTTGGGCTTCTTGCCCGCGCCGCTGACGCCTTGCTGACCAAAGCGGACCAGCTTTACCTGGTCGCCCTTCTTGGCGAGGACGGCGTGGCTCTTCGTCTTGTGTCCAGGCGTGCGCTTGGGCTTGTTGTAATTTTGAAATTTTTCACCCCTGTAGGTGATCATTTTTTCTTTTTCTTTTTTGTTTTCTTGCGCGCTTTGGCGGCAGCCTTCATGCCGGCTTTCGTGTACGGGTACTTCTTGCCTTTGACCATTGGCATGGCGTTTCTCCTGTTTTCAGTGGTGTGTGTTAAACGTCTTCGCCGCCAAGACCCGCATCGTCGTCGGAGTCACCGGGGCCACCGAAACCGTCGTATCCGTCATCAAAAGACGGGCCGAAGCCGGTGCTGTAACCCATGTCCACCATCTCAGCAGACAACGGATCGAGATTTATGTCTGGCTCCGCATTTGGATTATTCGGGTCGTAGCCCGGATCGTAGTCGGGCGGACCGACTTGGTCGAAGAAACCACGCTCGGTGTTGTAGGTATCGAGCAGCGCCTGTCCCAGTGACAAAACGCCCTGACGCGCCATAGAAAGCGACTTACGCGCTCCTTCTAAAGAGATACCCTCCTGATCAGCGAGGTCGATTGCGTTTTGCATCGTCCCCATCGCGCTGACATTGCCGTAGGCATCGACGAACTCGCCTCTCGAATTGTAGCCGCCGATGCCTGCGTTAAATCCGCTCAGCGTTTCACCTGTTTCCGGTTCGATGCCCAGTTCGAGCGACTGCATCTTGTCGTGCATGTCGATGTCGAACCAGTCCGGCACGACGCCGCTCATCACGCGGCCGTATCCAAACGGGCCGGGCGAGATGCTGTATTTCTGGCCGTCTATCGTGCCGTAGCTGTAACCGGGCTGGCCCATCTCAGCCATTGCGCGGTTGTAGGCTTGGTTGCGCTCGTTGAGGTTGCTCATCGCCGAAAGCATCGCCGTGGCGCCCGGAACAGCCATGCCCAATATCGCACCCGGTACGGCTTCGGGGCGGCTGAATACTTGGTTGAGAGTTTGACTTAGCGGCTGGCTGAATACGTTCTTCACGTCGCCGAAACCCAAACCCCTGCGGGGCGACACTTCGTCTGCGCGCTGGGTTGCGTAGGCGCTCGCAATCTCGTCAGGCGTTCCAGCCGTCAGGCCGAATGCCTCGGCGGCGCCAAGGGCCGACGTGGACGGCGCGCTTGTGGCGCTCGTGAAGGCGACGGCGTCTGTCGGCGTTTGCGAGTCGCGGAACGAAAACAGGCTGCGCCGGAAGTTGGGACCAGATGACAGAAACGGCGCCGCCGGCGCGGGTGCGGCGGCGGGGGCTGGGGTTGGCACTGGCACGGGCGCAGCGGTCGGTACGGCGGGCAGCGGCAACAGTCCCGTAGAGGTCAACTGCGACGCAAACGGGCTGACCGTGCGGGGCGCTGGCACGCCTTGGAAGATCAGCGGCTCGCCGACGTTTAACAGTGACGGGAATGTAACCATTTAAACGATGTAACTCGTGTCTACTTCCAAGGTTTGCTTCCAGGCAAAGCGGCTGCCGTGCGCGGCCGATATCGCCGTCGAAGCGAAGGTGAGGCAGAAGCTGTCCGCCAAATCTGGCGACTTGATGCCGCGTTTTCGTAACTCGTCCTTAGATTCAATTTTAATCTTGCCTGATGACGTGAACGAAAAGCGGGGTGCCGCCAGTTCATGGACAAGGGCCGCGTCATCGGGGAGAACGCATTCCTTGGCCTCAAACCACTCTCTTGCCTTGCCCCAAAGCTCGTCTCTGAGGCGCATGTACTTGTCGCTGAGACTTGCACTCTCCGAGACGTTGATGCCGCGGGCTGGCAGGTCCAGTTCAATCAATCTGTCCGTGACGCCGGCGCCGACCCCAATGACGTCTACGAGGATCTCCTGCGGCCGATCGAGGATCGGCGTGGCCTCGTACTCGTTCAGTATGATGCCCGCGAGTTCCATCGTGGACTTGTCGCGCCAGGTCTTGATGTTCTCCAACAGGGCGTTGCCCTTGCGCTTGGCGAGCGCGGAGCGGTCGCGCCCGTAGCGCGCGCAGTCAACGCCCCAGACCGTTGCGGCGTTGGGGCTTTGGTCGATGTCGCGCTTGGTGGCGTCCTCTATGAGGTAAAGCGGGATGTAAGTGTCTTCATCCGCCTGCGGAAACTCGCCCAGCACGCGCACGCTGTACGCCGCACTTTCCTCGCCATAGCGGTTAGCCATGTCACGCACGAAGTCATCGCTGACCAGAGGGCTGTCGGTGCAAGATACTTTTTTAGTCCACCAATCATTTTTTAGATCCGTGTGCGTTCTGTAAAAAAAGCCGCTGGTGCGGGTCGGGTTGCCCAGTAGCAGGGTCGTGGCGTTGTGGCCGCTCATGCTGCCAGCGGCACTCTC